GTCATGCGCCAAGCTCGGGTGAGTGCCTTCTCGCCGTACTAGGGGACTTCTGGCATAGGTTCAATATAGATGGTGTATCTCGTAGCGGTCATATATTCGACTGCGACTCAAGATTTGGAAAGATGCACAAGGTTGGCGTAAAGATACTGTTATTTATGATTAATGAGTGCCTAAAGAAGCACAAATCAGTGAAGATGATAATTGCAAGCGGAAACCACGATCACGAGATAGCGGCAGCGGCTAGGGATTGGATCGGCGTGGTTTACTCAAGAGAGAGCAGATTCTCAATATATGAGCATGACAAGCCATTCTATTACCACCAGTTCGGAAAGTGCCTGATAGGGGTAACGCATGGTGATAAATGCAAAATGGACAGACTACCAAGCGTAATGGCTTGTGATATGCCGAAGGAGTGGGGAGAAACTGAGCACCGCCACTGGCTAACAGGGCACGTACACCATGACAAGCTAGTGGAGTATCCTGGCGTTCACTGCGAGTCATTTAACATCATGGCAGCAAAGGATGCATACGCAAATTCAGGAGGGTGGAGGAGCAAGAGAACCACAACCTGCATGGTGTTTGATACGGATGACGGACTGTGCGAGAGAAAGTATGTTCTAGTTAGGCAGTGATTGACTAACTAATATTGAGGTGCCATCATCTAGGTGATGGCATTTTTAATTGGTGAGCACATGAAAGTTATCAGCAGAAAGGAAGCTAAGGATTCGGGTCTCAAAAGGTACTTTACTGGCGGGGCTTGCAAGTTTGGTCACGTGAGCGAGCGGCTAGTTTCAAACGGGCAATGTCTGACGTGCGCTTCAATAAAAAGCAAATTGATGTACCACAAAGACATAGACAAAAGCAGGATGAAGGGTAGAGAAAGGCAAAGCACGAAGGAGCATAAGGAGAAAGTAAGGGCATACAGGGACAAGTTAAACCCAGAAGTTGTCGCTAGAAGGGATGAGAAAAAAGAAAACAACAAAAGAAGGCGCGCAGCATCTGATGCTGGCCTGAAAAAATACGAAAGAATAACCCCGTGTCAGAAGTGCGGAACTACATATAGGTTTGTTTCAGACAGTACGTGCGTTGAATGCAACAGGGTTTCTTGCAGCAGGTACAAAAGATCTATCGATCCACTTGTTGATGAAAGAATTGAGGCTGAAAAGTCTCGCAGGGCCAAAAAGAAGATTGAGTCAGAACTAGCAACTGAGCGCAGAAGGGTGTCAAGAGAAGCAAAGGATTATTCAAAGAAGCACGGAATCTTAACGTTTATCAGCGCGTACACGTGCGCAAAGTGCGGAACAAACGAGAAGTATACATCAGGATCTTCATGCGTCACATGCTCAAAGGCCAACTCAAGGAGCAGGGGTGAATACTACAAGGTTTATTACAACTTAAACAAGGATTGGATTTTTGAGAAGGCAGCAGAGTACCGAAGGGTTAACTCAAGAAAAATTGCTGAAAAAGCTCGCGCATGGTCAGAGAAAAACCCAGAGAAAAGAAAATTCATATCAATGACTTACAAGCACAAAAGAAGGGAGATAGAAAGGTCGTCAGGCATGAAGTCTTCAGAGATGCTTGCGTGGGCTGAATCAATGATAAAGGCGTGCTTTTATTGTGGATGTTGCTGCGATGAATCTTACCACATAGACCACTACATCCCTCTTTCAAAGGGCGGCAAGCACGAAATAGAAAACCTTAGAATTTCATGCCCCACGTGCAATCTACGTAAAAGCGCCAAGATGCCAGAATATTTTATGCGCGAGCTATCTCTACTATGAAACAAAGCCCCCTATTGGGGGCTTAAACATTGCTGCCTGACATAATCTTGCAGATACCTAATCTGCGCATCCTGCTTTGCTATTCCTCTTCGGAGGCGTAAATAATCCTCTCTAGCAGATTGTCCAAGCTCTGCGGCTCCTCCATCGCCCACGCTGCCGGTGGTGCTGGTTTCGGCGCTTCCACTTGGACACTTGGCGCGGACGAGCACCCGCTTAGGGCCAGCAGCGAGAGAATCGCTAAGCTCATCAATACGGCGTTCGGCAGCAGATAAATCCGCAGTGTATTTTTGATCCAACGCTTCGGCATTCTTAGCGAGTTCATGCTCTTTCTTCCTGTGTTGTTCTGATAGTTGCGCGATGTACGTTGCGGTGTCTGCGCGCTCTTTGCTGGCCTTCTTCTGCCATCCGTTATCTGCCAGCCAGTATCCGCCAGCGAAACTTGCCAGCAGTGCGCAGGCGGTTAGGATTGATTTGATTGGCGGCATATTCACTCCATGCACAATTTGTACTCGTCAGCTCGGCGCTTGACTAGCCCGTTTAGCTTCTTGCCGTTTGCGTACACCCAGCGATTCAGCTGCCCGCACATCTCGCCCCACTGCTGGCGGTTTGCGTAACGTGCCAAGGTGGATGTTTGCAGGTTGCCACACCCGATATTGAACGTCAGCGATGATACAGCACTAAATTGGTTATCGTTCATCACCTTGCCGTTTGCGTACAGGTTTACGCACTTCTCGGCCGACTTCATATCGCTAGCCCACATCGCGGCAATCTCTTCATGCGTGTACGTCTTGCCCGGCTTAACGTTGGTAGTCGAGCCAATCCCGACAGTCAGCACGTTGGCAGGGCACATGTATGGCTGTGTTCGGCACGACTCCGCATTGCCGATAAGCTCAAGTCCGCGCTGGTTTGTGCGCAATCCTGTATCGCTAGCCATCAGTATTGCGATGATAGACGAAACGGCGCACGTAGCGCCGATTGTTAGTTTGGTTTTGCTCATTTCTGCCCCTCAATCAGCTTGTCCAAGTACCAACGCGCCTTCTTCAAATCCTCGGAAGGATTTACCTTCTTCTCATAGCGCCACATGTATTTTTGCACATTGCCCTTTAGGTAGCCAAGGAATGCCTCATGCGACATACTGGCCTTTATTGCATCAATGCACTCAATACCACCGCTAGCGTAGTGAGAAGGGCTATTTACTGGGTCGTGCTGCCTGGCTGTTGCTGCATCTTCCACGCTGACGAATGGCAAAAACTCGTCTTCTTCACGCGGAACCAGTGTTGATTCGTTCATTTCATTCTCTCCTTATTCTTTTACCCAGAAGTGGCCGTTCTCGTACTTTACATTGCTTGAGTGCCAGTCTTTGTAGGCTAGTCTGTAATCACTTTCGTGCTTGCAGTCATACCAAATGCACATCTGGCAAATAAGACCGACAGACAATGAATGTGCAAAACTCTCTTTTCTTGACTCAAAAAGCTCAATAGCATCTTCAAGATATATCAAGCCGGTGTCATCGACCATTGTGACACCATCGTAATACTGGAACATTGCGTTTTTCATTTCATTATCCCCTGTTAGTTGACACAACAACCATAACCTAAACTTTCTCAGGCGTCCACTCTTTCTTCTGCGCCAGCAGCGTGTCGCGAAGTTTGGTGTTCATTGGCTTGCCGGTTTTCTTGTTCACTAGCACGTCAACCTGACTACACTTGCAATTGATCGCTCCTCCAGTGGCTTTCGTGGCAAACCACTCCCTCTGTTGCGCGGGTGTGCAGATTGTCCCATGTCGAGCTGCGTGGTCTGGTCGTGTGGTCGACAATAGCGCGGACAGGTGCATGATGCGCATCTCGTACTCTGAATCTCCGAAAACCTCTTGGTTTATCGCGTCAGTCTCATCAAAAGAGCCTTGGCGAAAGGCATTATTGATTTCCGTAGACGCAATCCGCAAACACCGCCAATCCTGCTCAAGTCCTTTCTTTTCCATCTCTCGCGCAATGACTCGCGGAGATTGCCCAGCAGCCATGCCGCGCGTGATGATTCCTGCCATGTTGCGTTTGTCTACGTCAGTGAATCCTTTCATATCCTCGAACAGGCGAGCGTAGACGCTTCCAAGGCGGCGCTGGAATCCAGGCTCCATCACCACAGCTTCGGCGCGTAGGTATTGCAATGACGGCAGCTCTTGCGAGACCCCAGCATCAGCAGCAAGCAGTTGCGTTTGCGATGCAACCTGCTCGGCGGCTTGTTGGTATGCTCCGGATGCGTATGCGTTCGCCCACCAGCCAGCAGACCATTCACCCTGCGCATTGCCGTAGATGATTTCGTTCAGCAGAGCTTCGATGTAGCTGTTGATTTGCGACATCAGGAGTGGGTCTAGTTGGTACTCGTACACCGTTCGGTTAACTGTCAAGTTAGGCTTGATAGTTGCCGCATACTCAGCCGCCGCCTTGTAAGACTTGCGCAACCGACGACGAAGCTCGCCATAGAAAGCCTTGATGCGCGGATTCTGGCCCGTTGGGTATTGCTTGCTGCGCGGGAGGATACTTTTGATGTTCATAGTTGACACTCTGAATCTGTTGTGGATATTATGATAGCACGACAACTAGAGAGGCGGTAACATGAACGGGTTTATCTACGAAGCATGGAAAACTACGCTATTAATAATCCCTATAGAAGGTGAGTTTGTTACAGAAAAGACAGTGCTTGTTGGTGGAGTTAGGCGCAATGCTCGCAGAGCGAACGTGGCATATTTCAAGACTTTCAAAGAAGCAGAGGATTTTGTTCTGATTGCGCTTAGGCACCAATATATGACAGCAAAATTCACACTTGAAAGGGCGAAGAGAGTGGTTGCTAAACACAAGATTGATGCAAAATTGCACATGCAGGAGTGATGGAATGAACGACAAGCAGCAATTTGCCGCAATGGGTGAGCATATGCGAGAGATTGAAGAGTGCAATCCTGGATTCAAAGTGCCGGATGGGTGGAGACTGGTTCCAGAAAAACTTACTGGCGCAATGGAGGATGCTATTTACAAGGAGCTGAGCGCCGGAAGCTTGTACGGATTCAAAGGAGCTTACAAATCAATGCTCGCCGCCGCACCAGAGTACAAGCAATGAAACCATCACAGGCTGACGCCTACTGGTCAGGGTACAGAGCGGCAAGCGCAGGGCGCAAGCGCAGCGCACCATCAACACTGAATTTCGAGCTTATGCACTGGTGGCTTGGTGGGTACAGCGACTGGGAGATTGAAAACAAATAGGCCCCACAGCAGGGGCCTTTTCTTATCGCTCCGCAACAAGTTACGACACCACAGGATCGTCAATTTCCTCGCCACCAAGGTCAATGTCAGGAATCGACCCCTCAAACCCCCCAGCCTCTCTGATTTCCTCGGCTGTGTAGATTGGCCCGCTACCAGCTCGCATTGATACCTCGTTAGTCTGCGCCATCTTGTATGTCAAATCCGCCCGCTCACCATCAGAAGCTTCAACCAAGTTATCCCACCAGATTTCGATTGGCGCTTTCGGTGCTGGCATCAGGCCAACCTTCGCCATGTGCGAGAAGAATCGACGCAGCATTGGGGTGAGAGTGTTGTTGCAGCGGTCTTGCTTGTACTTGCCAAGCTGCTTCTGGTCTTCGTCGCTGGCAAGTCGTCCGGTCATCTGGCCTATGAGGATGGTAACGGGGATCCCCTGAGACGCCGCGATCTCGTTCATGCAAATCATCCAGTGGTTCATTGGGTCGGCGATGGATGATTGCATGGTGTTGGCTTTCATGCCAGCAAGCAGGATTGAGTTATCGAAGCCTTTGTTAAAGTCGTCAACGTCTTCATCAAACCTTGCCCGCTTGGTGGGGTCGCTAAACATGCTTGCGGCAGTCTGTGAGTCTGTCACCTCCATGGAAAACCGCTGCTTGGCATTGCGCAAGAACCCCTCACCACCAGCGCAACGAATCTTCTCGGCGTCCATGAGCGCGTTGAAGCAAGACTCAAGCGCTGGGATCCCGTAGATAGACCCGTCATCTGCACCCTCTGCGAAGATGAACAGGCGCGACGGATGCAGCTCGAAGGATTGCGAATCACCCTGCGACTTGGTGCCTGGAACTTGGCTTCGGTAGTTGTAATATTTCGGGTTGCCGTAGTCTGCCGACTGAATGTCGTCAATCCACTGGGTTACATCCAGTTGTGACTCAAACAGCGGGCGCATGTTGAGCAGCCCTTCCGGCCCAGTGGCTTGAATTGGCCCTTTAGCCTCCGCGCCAGCTCGTTCCTTGGCGATAAGCCACAAACCGCCGTATTGACCAATGCGCTGACGAATGTCAAGAGCCCGCAGACGCTCCCATAAATCATGATACTCAACAAGCCGCTCAAGGGATTTCATCCATGCGGCATCTTCGCATTCAATGTGCGGCGGAGTTTGCCAGCAAGTGCGCACTGGTAGGTCGATAACGACTTTCGCCAAACCCTTGCGACGGTATGCGCTCCAAAGGTCAGAGAATGCAACTTCGTTCGGGTAGCCGCCGACCGAGTACACATCAAGTCGCGTGTTTGCGTTGTCGTAGAATCCTGCGTACTGGTATGGTGTGCGAGAGCGTGAGCTAGATGAGTTTTGCGCGGTTCGGCGCTGGTTATATTGACGTTTCTTAGGCATCGGGGTAAACCTCCTGATTGATAACGGAGAGTTTACCCCAAATTCAGTTGGTGGGCTATTTTGAGGTGCGGTCGAGCTCTGCAAGGAGTGCGTCGACGTAAGCTATTGCAGTTGCAGCTACCGCATCTGGCTCTACTGTATTGAGGTCAGGTGCCGCAAGCAAACCTTGGAGCGCGTGCATCGCCATCATCTCGCGCTTAGTTAAGCCAGTTGGAATGCCTGGGCCGCTGTAATCGTAGTAATTGCACGAATAGCCTTCACTGGTGGCCGACTGCGGCATTGCTGGCATATCTGCATTCTTCATTGCCATTCTCCTTTTGTTAGTTGACGCCACAAAGATAGCGACAAGGCTGACTTATTGCAAGCAAAAAAATCCCCATCACAAGGATGGGGCAGGAGGTGTCAACCTAGGAGGATGGATGTTCTGGCATGATTATTGCCTATCTAATTAATTTCGTCAAGGTTGTTTACATGAGTTTGTGGTGGTGACATACTGAGATTGTAAACTAAGGAGTGGATGTGTATGGATGTTAACGGGTTTGAGCTTGGCGGAATTAGGTACAAAGAGGTTGTGGCTCAGCATGGTGTCGGGTGTAGTGGTTGCGTATTTTATGAGACAAACGCTTACAGTTGCCATGCATCGCCGGAGTGCGCTGGTGAGTTAAGGTCGGATGGAGTACATGTTATTTTTGTGAGGGATGAGCAATGATCGACTTCCAAGAATTCAAACGCGAATACATCGACGAAAATCTGCCGAAGCTGTACGCTGGCGAGCTTGATGTTGATATGGCGCAAATCGTGTGGAACATGAACAGCGAAGAGTGCTGCGAGTTTAACAAGGCGGCGGAAAACATCTGGGCCGGACGCGAAAGCCTAGCGATGGATGTGTTGCTCGAAAAACTCGCCATCGAATACCTGTCCGACGCAGCAAAACACGAATACAAAAACATGATCGCACTTGCAGAGGACGAAGCTGGTGCGGAACGGGCTTTTTACAACTTGAATCGGTGAGGTGTGTGATGGGTGAATATTTGAAGATGGCGGATGTGTTTCCGGTTGAGATTAGAACTGACGATGATAGCGGCAGTCTTATTTGCGATGAGGACGGCATCATCCTTGAAAGCTTTTCAGGTGACAAAGTTGCTGATTACACGCTCCACGCCATCAACTCCCACGATGAGCTTGTGGATCTTCTGCAAGCGCATTGCAAAGCACAATATGATGGCGCTACGCTGGTTCGCGATCTTGATGTTTTGCTTAATGGCGAAGATGGCGCTGCGATTCAAGCCAGCTTGTGCGATATTGTGGCTCAAGTTAAAAAGCATGGACTATCATTCAATCGCGTGGATGAGCTTGGGGCGGAGGTTGAGCGGTTGCGTGAGTCGCTAAAGTGGGCCGTTGGAAATCTTCCATTCGAAAATGCATTCGAGTGGTCAGATGATGAAAATGCAGATGCTCACTATGCTGCGCTAAGGCTGCTATGCGTAGAGGTAGATGAATAAAACAAAGCCCCATCAAGGGGCTTTTTCTTTGGTGCTAATATGCTATAGTTTACTTGCGACTAGGGGGCACCCGAAAGGCATCTAGTCAATGCTTGTCGCAAACCTTCCGACTACCTTTGACTGGGGTTCATTTATGGCATATCCGATACCAAAAGAAGAATACATAGACCGAATTAACTCTACAGGTCGCTACAAGTTCATATCATTTCATGGTGAATTCAAAAACGCCAAATCAAGAGCGAACGTTGAGTGCTTGAGATGCGGGCTAAGGTGGGACGCGTGCATTCATACGCTGGCAACTGGAAGCTCCGGATGCAGATTGTGCGCAAATAAAATAATCTCATCAAAAAAATCACTTAGCAGTGACATGTACGAAAGAAGGGTTAATGAATCCGGTTTCGCTAAATTCATAAAGTGGAACTCTGATAAATTTCACGCAAAATCAAAGATCACCGCACTCTGCCTTCTGTGTGAGTCTGAATACACAACAACTCCAGACTTGGTTAGACGCGGCGCTGGATGCGGCAAGTGCAAGGGGGAGAGGATTAGTGAGTCAAAAAGAGTTGATGATATCTTCTGGATAGAGAAGATAAACTTGTCTGGCAATGGGGTGTTCAGATTTGTTGAGTGGGAAGATGGGTTTAGAAACGCATACAGCAGGGCGATAATTGAATGCAAAAATGGACATCACTGGAACTCAACGCCTGATAGCATTGTTCATGGTAGTGGCTGCCCAAGATGTGCCAGAAGGGGGTTTGATCAAACATCAGATGCTTACGTTTACTCAATGCTAAGTGAGTGCGGCAGGTATTTAAAGGTTGGAATTAGCGGCGCTCTTGATAGGCGCATAGCAAACCTAAAGCTAGACACGCCTTTTGATTTTAGTGTGTATAGCCTATTCAAGACTGGTGGTAAAAACGCTATGAAGATTGAAAAGGATATACATAGCAGGTATGAGCGCGCTGGATTCTCAGGATTTCAAGGCTCTACAGAGTGGATGATTGCAACAAGAGAGTTGCTTGACGAGATGAAAGGAATGGGCCGCTAAGGCCCATTTTTTATTTGTATATCATATCAAACAGAGATGTATTATTTATCAGTGCGTAGTTGATCCCATCAAATACCGTATCTGCCGCATCGTCGTGTTTGTGGCTATCGTCTGCCGAGAATAGAGCCAGCTCTGAAACTACATGAACAACCCAATCCTTTCCAGCTGGCACCAGGAACTTGCCAGCCTTTACCTGTGGTGCGCAGTCGAGGGCTCTCGTAAGTTTATCCTTGTTTCGCTTAACTGGCGTTATTGGTATAGGTGACGCCCTGCCAACCGTCTGGATCAAGCCAGTTCCAGACGAAGCATCTTCAACAAGTACAGCCCTCAAGTTTCCGTTTGCCATGTTGCTATTCATTCCCCACGCATCACCTATGAAAGAGCGGAATGTTGCCTCAAGTTCTGGTGCCTCGAATTTCCCCCTGCACATGTCTATCATGTACAGCCTACCCTGGTAAACGCCGAAGTGACTGAATACAGAGAAGTCGTTTCGGGTTCCTGTTTTAGTTGCTGTATCTGCCGTGATAAACCTGTACTCCCAATATGGAGGTGTTGGGTTTTCTTCGTCGCCATACTGAAGTATCCAATCGGCAGAAAATATTCTCCCTGACAGCGCTATTGGCTCTTGCATATACTGAGACAAGAAGGTGTATTCGTCAATCTCCCACAAGTCCATCAACTGGCCTATGTCTTCGTTTTCAGGCCAGAAACTCCAGTAGCGCTGACCAGCAACGACGACCGATTCTGAGTCTTTGATATCAGCCCAGCATAAGTCCTTATGCTTATCAGGAAGTGTGTTTATATACTCTTCGGTTATAAGTGCCGGAATGCGCATGTGCTCGAACTTGATGCCCATTCCGTTAGCGAGCAGGAACCCGCTAGTGTCGTCAACGTGCGTGCGCTGTGCAATGCATATGATTGGAGTTGCGTTGTCTTTGCTCTTGTCTCCACGACGAGAGCGAATGGTTCCGGTCATGTAGTCGTGCTGACGTTTGCGCTTGACCTCTGAAAGCATGTCGGCTGGCTTGTCGGGGTCGTCCAAGTTGATGAGCCCGCTGAATTGCTCGCCGATGTACCCAGCGCGAGAGCCGGTAATCTGCCCGCCAACGGAGCGGCTGACAGTCTCGCCAAGGCGCTTGCCTCGATGGTCAACGACCGTCCACTCCTGCGCCTGATTCACACCAAATGCGCACTGGAATAGGCTCTGGTACTCATGGCTTGCGATGATGTCGCGGGTGCGCACTGAGTTGCGGATAACGAGGTCATTTGAGAATGACAGGTTGAGGTTGCGGAACCTGTTTAGCTTGCCGACATTCACCAGCGAATTGACATATGCCGGAAGGTGTATCGAGAAGAATTCCGTTTTCGTACTTCCAGGTGGGACGTTGATAACCCAGTTGCGATTAGGGATGCGCCTCCAGATGATGTCATCAACCAAGTCAGCGAAAAGGTGATGATGCCAATTCACGCGAAGCTTGTCGCCCTGCATGAGGTTGAACCACAGTCGCGTAAATGTGAGAAAGTCGCGCTGTGACATCTGCTTTAGCGCGACTCGCTCAGTTAGGTTTAATTCTTCGAATTCAAGCATTTTCACCTCCGGTTGTGAGGCCATTATACAACAAAGCCGCACAATGGCGGCTTTGATTCACTTCGATGTTATCACGCAGGATTCTGGTATCCGCTCGATTTCAACTCCATCCAATCTGGCATATCCAACAAAACTTGAGCCATTGAATACCTTTCTGAATTGAAAGTGATTCTGCCCGCACGTTGCGCTGAATATCTTACCGCCCTCAATGTCAATCTTGTCTATGTTCTTTTGGTGCGCAAAGTACAAAACGAAAGCAGCCAAACTGAACATTAGCACCACTGGCAGTGCACTTGCCTCTCCTTTCATTTCAAACCATCCATTTAAGCTGTTATGAAAACCCCGCCGTGCGCAAATGGGCGTAGAGGGCGGGGTCGTGTTTTTGTATTGTTACTTATTCAATAGGTTTTGGCAATGGCATCCACTGCTCCGGATCTGTTTCGTTTGCCATGTAGTGGTGGCCGTATTCTGGGCAAACCTCTACATAATCAATGTGCCAATCGCAACCATCCCACACCAATATTTCCTCACCGATAATTTCGATATCTTCAATGCTGCCTATCTTTTGCGGCCATTCGCTCATTTCTGTTTCTCCTTATTCAACCCAAGATAATTCACCAGCTCCCTCCGCTGCTCGTTTCGCAGCTCAAGAAGCGCTTCTAGGTGTGCTATTTCTATGTCTAGTTCTGCGAGTTCGGTTTGTTGTTTTGTCACAGCCTTCCTCCTTTTGTCAGACTTCCGTTGTTCGCGAAACAGCTTTAGCCACGGCGATTAGGTGTTCATTCTTCCAACTCCACCCTACCACCAGCCATCTCTTCCAAATTGCGCCGCAGCATATGCAACGCGCCGGAAGGGAAGGCTTGCTTGGCTAACCCTTGAAATATCAAGTAAACGCGAGTGTGCTCGGTCAATCGTGGCAGCAACTGCGCAACGCAACGACGAATCGCAGTGTTCGGTTTGTCGCGGTGGATCTCGCTGCAAAGCTCGACAGTGACCAATGCGCTCAGGTATGCGACGCACTCGGCGTCTCTCGCGGTGTACTCTACTTGTTGCATTGCATTGCCTCGTCGATTTCCGCATCACGCTCACTGATTTCGACATGGAAGAATCGACTCACATCAACATCATCTGACATGTCTCGCATGAAACGATACCGCGCGGCGTCTTTTTCTGCCGAGATTAACCGCTCAACAAGTAGCTTAAGCTCCCCATAACTTACCGGCTCAGTAAGAAAGTGCAGGCCATCATCAACGTAATCATTAGCCAGCTCAAGCATTTTCTCGACAGAATCAACCATACCACGCAATCCAGTCGCCATATCAACCAACTCAATCACTTGGTCAGGACTTGCCTTCTCCATCTCGCACAGGTCATCGAAATCCCACGACATGACAACGCGAACAGGTGCTTTTGCTGCTCGCAGCATCTCGCGCATGTTGCAGGCATTCAAAGCCCAAATCACGCGACAATCGAACTTGCTGGCGTACCACTTGGCGAAATCAAGATGCGGCGTGACAACAGTTTCCGAGCCTTCGCCAATGATGCAAAATCCAAGGCTGGAATACTTGCCACTGGCAAAGCTTCCGTCAGGCATGGCGACATTGCATATGACCAGTTTACCGTCTATGCGCTTGAAAACTGGCAGCGCATCGGGGCTCGCATCAAGCGCTTTGCGGCACTCGCTCTCTGGCATCGACGCGCAATAGGAAGGTTCGCGCAATGTTTTTCGTTGCACGACCTTGGCCGCTATAACCTCGTTCGGCACATACGACACGAAGTTGGATGCATCACGCACAAACTCCGCAAACGACCTACCTGTTGCCTCCATGTAAACGGTCTCTGGTGCCTTCATGCTGTCAGCGGCACATGAACGGCAGTACAGCGACAAACGCCCATCAACATCGCGATAATGGGCGCGATCATCCCCCCCGCAAAGTGGGCAAGGCCCGTTCTTCGAGTTTACGCCCTTGATTGCGCCGACACCAATGCCGACACTTTCAAAGAACTCTTGCCACATCCCGCGAAGTTTTGGCTCTACTTCGTTGCTGTAGTCGATCATTAAAATACCCAGCTAGCCAGTAATGCGATCGCGGCAAAATAACCAAGCCAGAACAGCCTGAAAAAGGTTTCGTCTTTCATTTGATGCACTCCATGATTCCGTAAACAATAGCGCCGTTAATCAGCACGAATGCGACGCTGGCGAGTTTGTGGAAGGTGGGTTTTTTCATTTGTAGCCAACTCCAGCGTCATCAAGCGCCTCCTTGACATCATTGATTGCTTCGTGATATGCA